GGCCTTTCGGCTTACAGCTTTCGCTGGGTTCTACTAGGTATACCAACCGGTATACCTCATGCACTACTGTGCACCCCCTCAAGGAGCTATTATGGCTGAAGTTCTTGTTGATACTCATCTGCAGGATTACAACTCCCAAGGCGTACTTGTGACGACTAAAAAACGTCTCAAATTGCGCGAAAAGGGAAATTGTGACTACAGAGCATATATACGCGACGGTGTTCCTCTTCCGATGAACACTTACGGTATATCTGACTTTAATTCCGACACACCCCTTGGATACGTCATTCAAGATGACGGGTCCAAATATGAGTTAAACTCAGGGTTTGTCGGTGGGTTTGTGCATAGCGATTATCCAGAAATGGAATCGCTCGCACTAGCAGAAGCCACTAAACGTTTTTATCAAAACGCTAGTGGTCAATCCTTAAATATTGGTGTCGCTGTGGGTGAACTCCCACAGACCATCAATATGATTGGATCTACTGCAAAACGTATGGCATCATCGTTTAGATCCTTACGGAAACTAGACATTGATGGCGCTTTTAATAGTTTGAAAATGGGAAATTATTCCCATCGTCAATCGTTAAAACGCAGATCCTCACGTTTAAACTCAAGTGAGTACGTCAAGAATCACTCTTTTGCAGCTGACTCATGGCTTGAGATGAAGTATGGATGGAAACCTCTTTTACAAGATATAGACGATGCGGCTAAATTAGCCGCGAAGTCTCAATCTAGTAATCCTGGTTCTGTCGATCTTCGTGTCTCAGGTATGAGTCGCAAAAGAGTGACCGTTACGGGTCCAGCCAATCCAGGCGTCGCTCAAATAGTGACGAATGGAACTGGCTACGTGCAGGTCGGGATTGTTGGTTACTATCGAATTGCAGATCCTGCAACTCGAAACCTTCAATCTTTAGGCCTGCTCAATCTAGCTGAAGTAGCTTGGGAACTTGTTCCCTACTCCTTCGTGGTAGATTGGTTTTCACCCGTTGGTTCTTTTATCCAAGGCTTGGGAGCGACCTCTGGTCTCTCTTATGCCCGAGGATGCGTCTCTACTAAGAGACTCGTCTTCGGCGTTGGAATATGTAACTCAGCTTTCGAAAAGAAAGGCTTGATAACGGAAACTTTGCGTTATCAGGGCTTCGATCGAACGGTGGGCGTACCTACTCCGGCTTCTATGTTGGCTTCTCCGAAGTCAATAAAGCAAGCTTTTAACGTGGATAAAACCATAACTGCTCTTGCTCTTCTTGAACAGGTGTTCAGGAAGTGAGGGATGGGGTTAACACCCCGGCTATAAAGAAATCCTTCTTTATAGTAAACTTATAGGAGAAATCCAAATGGCTACACTAGCCACTATTACCATCAATGATGGTTTAGCAACACCTATATCTCGTGATTTTGAAGTCACGAATGTAGATAACAGAATGATCACTTACTCTTGTAAAGATCATCCTGATGCTCACACCTTTGAAGGTCGTCCTCAGATTACTCTGGGGAATCGTCCTTTAACAGGTGCGGGATCCAACTATAAGGCTACCTTGCGCGTGAAGGTGCCTGCCTTAATAGAAGATATTGTAGAAGGGTCGTCTTCACATGCTGTGAAACACGTCGTAACTGCAAATCTGGATATGATTATACCTGGAACTGCCACTCTTGAGAATATTGACGATCTATTTGCCTATTTGGTAAATGTGATGTCAAATGCTCAAGTCGTTGACACTTTCAAGGAACAAGTTCTGCCTTACTAACTTTATGTTTCGTAAAGTTTTGTTTGGCGGGCTTTTTCCGTTAGGTATTGTCACATTGTTAGTTCAACTAACATGTGACGAATCATGTCCTGAGTCTCTTTATCATGTACTTAATTTTATTTCGTATATGATCTAAAGACTCTACTATTTAGGAGGTTACTATGAAGTCAGATACCAAGAGGTATCTTATAAAGAACTGGTGTTCTTTACGTCGAGATTTGTCTTTTGACGATCTCGTCTCATCAGCTTCTTCATTCTTTGAATCGGTAGATAGTCCAATCTCGTTGGGTGCATATCTAAGACTTAAATACTCACCTAGTGAGTATTTATCTATGGATATAAACCCTGCGGATTATCTATCTCTCGATGAGTTTAGACTTGATTATCAAGTTATTAAACTTCTATCAAAGTATGAAGGGTTCCCTAGTGGTATAAATACTAGGGAGGTTGCTGAGAGAAACTTCATCCAAGCTGAGAAGCAATGTCGTTTAACGAATGCGTTCTTTGAATCCGAGAGGTCTCCGTTTATCGGAAGACCCGTTGAAAGTGCCATATTTTTTGGCGCTCAACGTAAAATTTCTCGTATTTTAGGGAACGCTCCTTCGTTATCCAACGTTGTTTCAAAACTTGGTCCAGGCGCAAACGTAGGCTTATCAAAATACACGTCTGTATTCGATAAGCTAAATGCTCCTATTACTCTTACGAGTAACTTAGCTCCGTTTGCTTCCCAAATCTTAGCAGAAATGCCAAGTTGGGTTGCAAGTAAGGCCGGTATTCAGGCCCTACCCACACCTGTGTTGTTCAAGGTTAAATGCCCTGTTCAACTCACGTGCGGATCGAAGTTAAGTTTCGTACCTAAGAATGCTAAAACAGATCGTGCTATATGTATCGAACCACTTTTGAACAGTATTGTTCAGCTTGGGATCGGTACATTAATACGAAAACGTCTTAGTATGGCAGGTTGTAATCTGAACTCACAGGAGCGGAATCAACAGCTAGCTCGAATTGGTAGTATTACTAATTCTCTAGCAACAATTGATCTCTCCTCTGCGAGTGACACTATCTCTTATCAAGTAGTGTCTAGATTACTTCCTCCACCTTGGCTCCATTTACTTGAAGCTACACGCTGTGCATCCTTTACTTACCAAGATAAAGTTTTTCCATTGGAAAAGTTTTCATCTATGGGTAATGGATACACCTTTGAGCTTGAAAGTTTAATCTTTCTTGCTTTGGCACGTTCAACATGTGATTTCTTAGAAATCTCATCTGAAAATGTCAATGTCTACGGAGATGATATAATTATCCCTGTAGAGGCTGTAGCTACATTCCGGAAAGTTTTAACTTTTTCTGGTTTTGTTGTAAATGAAGACAAATCTTTTCATAACGGACCCTTCCGGGAAAGTTGTGGAAAAGATTGGTTCTTAGGTCAGGAAGTACGGCCACTATTCATCAAGAAGCAAATCACGAATCAACAACTCATGATTTGGTGTAATCGGATTTTTCATCTCTCTGATCATTTAATTGATCATCGTTATGAATCATTCTATTACAGTTTGAAGAAGCTTATTCCTAAGCCTTTTCATCTTCTTGTTGGACCTAGTGGTTACGGCGATGGCCACTTCGTCTCGGATCCTATTCCTGGTTTAAATACCAGTCATAGTTATCTTAGACGAGGTTGGGATGGAAAGGGTTATTATACCCTTTCATCCAAAGCCATCGAACGTAAGCGTACCTCAATCTCAGTTTACAAAGCGGCTCTTTACGGAGCTTCTATGTATTCTGAGAGTGAAAAATTATCCGAGTCCCATCTTTCTAAAGATGGTTTCGGTGTATTTAACACGCGAGGTATGACTCGTACTCTCCTGTTACGATCGTTCCATCCTTGGAACTAGCAGTATAAAGCTTTCGCTTTATTTCTCAGGCTTTCCTGAGTGGTTCAACATTCGTT